GGCTAGAACTTGCAGAAAAATTACGAATCGTTGTCATTTGTTTTCTGGTTGGATCGTAAGACAATCCGTCCAAACTAAATGAAATTCTTGGTACAACTGTAGCAATAGACTTTGTTAAAGTTGGGTCTGAAGTAATTAAAGTTAAATATTTTTCTTTTGGACCATAAGACAATGGCACTTTAAAGTGTTCTTTTTGAACACCAGATTGTGTGGTTCTTGTTACTATAAGGTCATTAAATAATGTGCCAAAAGCTACAACAACTTTTCGTATTGTGCGATGACTGAAAAAATCGTTACCTAACATTATGCCTCACCAAATGGGTTTGTTTCAGTCCAATCTAATATGCCATCAGACTCGGTTTCAATACGATTATTGTCAACAATATCTTCAAATGCATCATTCATTGTCGCAGTATCAGAAACAACATTGGCTGTCCAAACGGCTAAACTATCATCACCTTTAACATTACCAGAGGTGAATGTGCCTTGAACACGAATGATATCCACATATTTGTTTGCACCAGTTAAGACATAATGATGAACAATAGCCTGAGCTGTAGCATTTGCCAAGTCTGTGCCTTGAAATATGATTTCATCGTTGGCAAATGTTCCAGAACCTACGGTCAATGTAATTCTTGTTCTTGGATAATTGTCTCTAATTTGATCGTCAATTAAATAATTACCAGTTTCTACAACTTCATTTGAGAACACAAACTGTTTCAGTTTTATTGCATACACATAAACATTACCGGCACGACCTCGGCCAAGTGTATAAAACATTGCTTGGTCATTTTCACTCTCAACAAAAGTAATTTCAAAAAAGTTTTTCATCAGAGGGATATAAACCAAATCTCCCTCTCTTGGTCTAATTAATGTAGAATCATCTCTTGTTACAAATGAAAATCTTCTTCGTGATACCAATAAAGTTAGTTCATCACGAATTTCAAGACCAAATTTTGATATGAAATCACCTTCACCATCCATACCTGTAACATTTTCAAGATACATTTCAATTGGGTAAGCACGTTTAAATTCTTTTAAAGTATCTTCGCCATAAATGTAATCAATCTCATTACCTGTTCGTACACTTCTTGGCAAATAATATAAGTCCATGCCGTGAATTTGCATGGCTTCAATAACCAAATCTTCCACAAGAAGTTGTTCTTGTGTTATCTGGTCATTAGGAAAATGATTGAAGTAAAGATTTGTAGGCACAAACTTATCCTATGAAAATCTCACTAGGCATACTTGTAGAATTATACATCTGTTCCTCAAGATTTTTTATCTCTTCAACAGCCTCATCATATATTTGTTGACCATTAAGTGTCACACCGCCAGGCATTTGTATTCCACCAAATTTTTTCATATTATTTCCCCATTGCATTTTAATCTTGGCGGTAGCATAAGCTTTGAGGAAACGATTGTCCCAAACATCGGTCAAACCAGCAACAGACATTGTTGCAGCTGCATTTGTTGCTGATGGTGCAGTAGTCAAAGTAATATTAGTTGGTGAATTAATTTTACTTACTTGAAGCGTTTCGGAACCAAATGTTACAAAATCATTTTCTACAATTTCTTGGTCAAACTTTGTTCCGGTTCCCGTAACTGTTGTATTACCTGAAGTGAGAGCAGCTGTGCCAGTAAGATCGACTGTTTCTGGTGCCATTTTTCTATAACATTCAACTATTACATAGTCGCCAACTTCTAGGTCTCTTGTCCAGTCAATATCTAAAAACACCTTATTTTGAACACGATTGAATCTAAATTGTGGTGTACCAGAAAATAAAAGATTTAAAGTTTGAATATGTTGCATCGTAATTTCATACGATACATAAGATACCGATGTAAAATCATAAAGATCATGCAATCTCAATTGATATCTGAGGTCAAACATGTTTATAGAAGAATTGGAATCATCAAACCTCAAAATACCAGTAACGAAAAGTACGGCATCTGGACAATAAATCCAACGGCGATCAATATCCGTTTGTGTGATTTGGTGTTTCATAAAGAGTTTTTCTGTACCATCATAATGGTAATCATAGAAAAAACTCAATGCGTCATCGATTCTATCGTCAACTTGGTCATCATCAACATTAATGTCAATGACAGGCCATCCTAATCTTCTGAGACAGTAATCTTTAAATTGTGTTCTTGTTGTCGGAGAAGCCATAAGAAATCCTTGTTTATTACCTATTTATCTCACAAAAATTTCAAAACTTCTTCTGGCTTTACAAAAGAATCCTTTCTATAATTACATTGTTCCCACCACCAAAATTGATGTTTTCTCAAATAAAAACGGTCTTTAAGTAGATTGATATTTTCTGGATGACCAAATATTAATGGATCAGATTGTCCAAAAATGACAACGCCTGGTTTACCACAATCCCAAGCTAAATGTTGGAAAAAACTATCGACAGAAATCCAAGTTCTACATTCGTTTATAAGTGTTCGCAATTCAGGTATTGATAAATTTTTTCGAAAATCTTCAACTAGTTGTTTTTCACCATCAACACCAACTTGAACGATTGGTTCTTTTATTTGAGATACCAATTCTTCCCAGTAAGGATAATTTTTGGGATTTTCTTTTCCATCTCTTAGAGGTTTAGAGTAAGGCGATATGACAATCATTTTACACCATACATTTTCTTAAAAGCATTTTCTAAAGAATCTTTCCAGTTCCATTGATCCATTTTTCTATAAATGCTATAACAATCGATATCACCAAAAAGTTCCATTGCTTCAGCAATACTTCGACCCGGAACAATATCTGGATAACAAGAAAAAACTTCAGCGTTTTTTATATGTGGAAGAACATGTGAAAATATAATGTGATCGCCCATTCCATTGTCTAAAACAACAACTGTTTTGTCTCTGTATTTCAAATAATTTCTAAAAATGTATTCATCATGTTGAAACATTTCTATTTGAAAATCTCTGATACCACCTTTTTTATTTTTTAAATGCCATGTTACTGTGTCTGGAACAATTAAGTTTTTGTAACCTTTTTGTTTTAGACCAAATGTAAATAAAGTTTCTTCTCTGTGAGCTACTTGTGAAAGACCTAAGTTATAGTCATGTACTCCAGCACGATATAAAAAAGAACAATGTAAGTGGTCTACTTCTTTTACTTCTTTAATATAATCCCATTGAAGATTTGCTTCTTCAATGTCATCAATTTTTCCGGTTGAATTTGAAACTTTAGCAAACGGCGGAGTTAAAACAGAACCACCAACTGCGCCAACCTCAGGTGTCACATGTTTAAAAAGATTTTCTAATGTATTTGGCTCAGCAACTGTGTCATCATCCAATCTCCAAACCCATTCATAACCCATCGTATTTGCCATTTGATGGTTAAAATGTTGGCCCTTTTTCTGACCAAAAATAACAGACCATTCAATACCTTTTTCATTTAGCATATGAAGTAGGTATTCGTAATGTTGAATCTCTCTTATGTCTTTTGGTATATCATTATCATCAAAAATTACCAATTTGTTTGGTTTTAATGTTTGTGTAATAACGGATTGTATTGCCATCGGCAAAGTTGTGTCATAACGGCCTCTTGTAGAAATAGAACACAATATACTGGTCATTTAAAAGCTTCCACAGTCAAAAACAAGTGTGCAGTTTCATTCATTACATACTTAGACGCTGGCCGAACACGCTTAACTTCTTTAAAACCAGCCCACCCAAGATTTGTTCTCAGTTGTGTTTCGGTAAATAAAAACTTGTGTGTTTGGCCCGGTACCCATGCGTGGGCAAAGAAATGTCCGTAAAGAAGAATACGCCATTGTTCAATGTCTAGACCCGTCGATGGATTGCCCTCAACAAATGATTTGCATGTTTCCAAAAAGTCTGGAGTTTCAAGATATAACTTACCGCCTGGTTTCAATACACGATACCACTCTTTGAGAACTTCTTGTATCTCAAAAAAGTGGAAATGTTCAATGATATGAAAGGCCTTGATTTCATCAACTGTATTATCATCATATGGCAATTTAGCAACATCAAAACGAACATCACACTTGGCATCTTCAGGTGCATATAAATCGATGTTAATATAATCTTCATTATAATCGTGGCCGCAAGCCAAATGCAACTTTAATTGTGGCAATTGTTGATGTTTTTGCCAAAATAATGGCATCTTTGCACCACCACGATGTGCTTGTGATCCATCTCGCACCAAGTAACGAACAGTCATTTCTGAATCTTTATAGAAAATGTGACCATTATTATGCAGTCTTAACCACATGTCCCAATCTTCAATACTATTCAAATTACTGTCGAACTCTTCACCCATTAAACATCTTGCATTACAGACAACACTTGATATCCAAATAAAATTGTTATGTCTAAGTTGTTTACCAACAAATACATGCGGAACAGGGATGTTCATTGGAAAAACAACATTACCATCCTCTGTTACGAATTGTGGTGTGGAGTAAGTTACATTACAATTTTTTGTTCTAAGATTTTCAAGCGCTCTTTGTAAATGGTTTGGATACCAAAAATCATCCGAATCAAGAAATGCTATGTAATCACAACCATGTGCAAAGGCTTCAGCAATTGCTTTGTTTCTTGCGTGTGACTGGCCTTTATTTTCCGTTCCTCGGATAAACACAATTGAGGAATCATTTTTAATTATTTCTTTCAAACCACCTTCGAGGCCATCTGTAGAACAATCATCATAAATGAAATGCTTTACATTGCCAAGTTTTTGTGATTTGACCGAACTAATTGCATGAAAGATATGTTCGATATCGTTATATACAGGCGTAATTACACCGATTCGTGGATGATTCATAATTTTTTCAACTTTCCATTCTTCATTATACTTATTCGCTAAGCGAAGACCGTTTCTTAAAAAGATTTCTTTCCAATCAGGTACTAATGAGGTGTCGTGAACTGTGCCCTCACCAAAGTGGTAAATTGGAAATGAACCTGTAAAATATTTACGGTCTAACGCAACTTTTCTGATAACTTCTACAACTTCAAAACCGGCAAGTTCTGTTTGGATGCAAAACTCCATATCTTCACCAGAGCCGGTGCCGTATTCTTCATTCAACAAGCCAATTCTATCAAAAACTTTTCGATGAATCATTACGCAGAAAAATACAGCAAAACTTTTCTGCATCACTCTTGAATATTCTTTTACTACACATGTGATGCCACATTTTTCATCTTCAAATGGCGCATTAAGAAGATTTAACCAAGTATTTTTTTCTTGAGGCAAAAACTTGGTATCATTGTTGAGCAAAACAATTTTATCAGCCGTTGCAGCTTTGATACCCAAATTAGTTGCTTTTGGATAACCCAAGGGTTCATCCGACCAAACAACTTTTAAATTTGGTACAATTGTTTTGAGGTGTTCTAAGTATTGTTTTGTATTGTCAACACAGCCATTTGCAGATATGACTAGTTCTACATCTTGCAAATCGGTGTATTGAATAATTGTTTCAATACAAGGCTTAAGAAAATCATCACAATGATTGTATGTTGGTATCACCACACTATATTTCATAATAACTCCAAAAATTTATTTTTTCAGTCTATCGACTTCCTCTTTTAACTCTTTAACAGCTTCAACTAACACAGCAATAATATGGTTATAAGAAACTGTTTTTGTTCCATTAGAATTTGATGTTACCGTTTGTGGCAAAACTCTTTCAACTTCTTGAGCAATAACACCAAGAGATTGTTTCTTCGAATCTTTTAGGTTGTAAGAAACTCCCCTAATGTCTAATATCTTATTTAGCGCATTACTAATTGGCTCAATATTTTCTTTGTACGCCAAATCGGATAATGTATTGTAATCTGTTGCACTTAGTTCACCTGTTGATGGTCTAAAATAAAGTTTTGTTGTTGTGACTTTAGCGGTTTGATTTGTGCCAGCAGCCGCTACAATCACTGGATAAAAATCTGAAGCAGTAGAAGTGTCATCAGTTGCATTAATTGTAGTAGATGGACCAGCAGCGCCAGAATAGCCTGATATACCCGAGTAACCACTTATGCCAGAATAACCACTAAAACCACTTGTACCTGAAAAACCAGAATAACCACTTATGCCAGAATAACCACTTATGCCAGAATAACCCGAAAAACCAGAAATACCTGAGAATCCAGAGTAACCAGAAATACCTGAAAAACCACTTGACGCCGCAGCACCATCTAATCCAGAGAAACCAGAAATGCCGGAAAAACCACTAAAACCAGAAGTTCCAGAAAAACCAGAAAAACCGGAAATGCCGGAATAACCGCTTATTCCGGAATATCCAGAATTGCCGGAAAAACCGGATATACCAGAGAAACCGGAATATCCTGATATGCCGGAGAATCCAGAATAACCAGAAATACCAGAGAATCCACTAAAACCGGATATACCAGAATATCCTGAGTAACCAGATATTCCAGAAAAACCAGATATGCCTGAAAATCCACTGAATCCTGAGATACCAGAATAACCACTTATGCCAGAAAAACCTGAGAAACCACTTATGCCGGAATAGCCAGAATAACCTGAACGGCCAGAATAACCTGATACTCCAGCACCCAGTAGTGTTCTTAGTGATATTGCCATTTATAGTTTGCTTATCTTTTGGTTGATCTTATCAATTATCTTTTGTTGTTCTTTGATGGCTTCAATCAACACAGCAATAATATGATTGTATGAAACTGTCTTAGAACCATTTGAATTTTCAGAAACAGTTTCAGGCAATATGTTTTGTATCTCTTGAGCAATCACACCTAGAGAATGTTTTTTCGAGTCTTTCATTTGATACGAAACACCACGCAACTCTAATATCTTATTTAGCGCATTGCTAATTGGTTCTACATTTTCTTTGTATGCGATATCAGAAAGTGTGTTGAAGTCAGTAGCACTCAATTGACCAGTTGATGGTCTGAAATAAAGTTTTGATGTTGAAACTTCGGCCGTTTGATTTGTGCCCGCACCAGCAACAAACACTGGATAATGATCCGCAGCTGTTGTCGTATCATCAGTCGCATTAATCGTGGTCGATGGACCTGCGGCACCGGAATAACCAGAGAAACCAGAAGCACCTGTTGCACCGTTTGTACCGTTTGTACCTGAGAATCCAGAAATACCTGAGTAACCAGAAAAACCGGATCTACCTGAGTAACCAGAAATGCCAGAAAATCCGGATATACCAGAAAAACCGCTAAATCCGGATTGTCCTGAGAATCCACTAAAACCGGAAATGCCCGAGAAACCGGAAAATCCAGATATGCCTGAGTAACCGCTGAAACCAGAGATACCAGAATAACCGGAAATGCCCGAGAAACCAGAATAACCGGATATACCTGAGTAGCCGGAGAATCCAGAAACACCGGAAAATCCTGAGAATCCCGAGATACCTGAGAAACCGGAGAATCCAGAAATACCTGAGTAACCGGAGAATCCAGAAAATCCCGAAATGCCGGAGTAACCAGAAATACCAGAGAATCCAGAATAACCAGAGATGCCAGAAAAACCAGAGAATCCTGATGTACTATTTCCAGAATAACCACTTATACCGGAGTAACCAGATATGCCAGAATAACCGGAGAATCCAGAAATACCTGAGTAACCGGAAAATCCTGAGAATCCAGAAATACCGGAGAATCCTGAGAAACCGGAAATTCCTGAGAAACCAGAATAACCGGATATACCAGAATAACCGGATATACCAGAATAACCGGAATAACCTGATGTACTATCACCAGAATAACCACTTATACCGGAGTAACCAGATATGCCAGAATAACCAGAGATACCAGAGTATCCAGATATGCCAGAGTAACCTGAGAAACCGGAAAAACCGCTGAAACCGGATATGCCTGAGAATCCAGAGAAACCGGATATGCCTGAGAAACCGCTGAAACCGGATATGCCTGAGAAGCCGGAATAGCCTGATATACCAGAATAACCCGATTGTCCGTAAGCGTACAGTGCTGCTACGAAATATGTACCGCTACCCGAACCATTAATATTCTGTGAAGTTGGGTATTGGTTTGGTTGTCTGTTACAGAACCCGGATCCCACCACACTGCGGTATCGATACTATAATATCCAGCAATTGTTGGTTGGAATTTATTAGATGCAAACCAACCTTGTGGATCAAAGTCATCTCCAAAAGTAACAACAACATCACCACTATTTGCAATAGTTTGAGCACTACCTTGTTTAGCAGCACGAACAACATAATCGCCTGGCGTAAGCATACCACCATCTTGGCCAGAATAACCTGAGATACCAGAGTAACCAGAAATACCCGAGAAACCAGAATAACCAGATATACCTGAGTAACCAGAGAAACCGGATTGACCAGAGAATCCAGATATACCTGAGAATCCAGATATACCTGAGAATCCTGAGAACCCGGAAATGCCAGA